TCCCATCTCTTACGTTCATGAACAGCCCATAAATGATCCCCACTTGTAACAAGATGAGTTCCATCGGAAAATTCAACATTATAAGCATCTGTTATACCTTGCGGGTAAACTCCAAGTACCTTAGTCGGCTTACCATCACTTCCAAAAAGATAATCTCCAATTTGTACTTCTGAAGCCTTTTTCCAACCATTCATGGTTAGCATCGGTGTTTCATTATCAATAGCCTTGGAATATCTTGGAGCTATGTTTATAATCAGCTTCTTTATCTTTCCGTCAATCACATCATCAAGAGCCTGGCATATCTTTACGTGATGGTCATTTACTACAAATTTGCGACCGAATCTTGCTTTAAAGAAATATCTCGTATAGTTTAACGTCCCTGATAGGCAAAACGCCCGTATATAATCATATCCTTCCCCCATCATAAGTCTTCTATTATTCGTTTGGCTTCCTCTTTGGTCATAGGAGATGCAATGTTTATATTCATATCTTGCGGAGAATCAAAACCAAGCATTTTGCAAAGTCGTTGGATAGTCCATGTACGCCCATTCAGTTTTATTTCAATCCCCTCTTTCCCCTGTTTCACGCTTTCGACTTGCATTGCCATTTCGTCAGTCCAGTCTTCACTATCTTTGAAAGTAACATTGCCGTCCTTTATGGTAAGGAAATTGCGTATATCAGCATACATAAAGCTTCTTAGCATCTTCAATACTTCTTCTTTTGTAATGTCTGATTTCTTCTTTAGCTCTTCTTGAAGCTCTTTTATCCTTTGGGAAACCTTTGGGTTATTTAATAGTTTAGATGATTCTTCCCAAATTTGTTTTTCTTTCATCTTTGAGCAAGAATATGCACGCCTATAAGCCTCGGACGCATTTCCACACTCAATATAGTAATTGCAAAAAATTTCCTGTTTAACTGATAGCTTCATGGTCTTTTCGTCTGATTAGCTACATGCCACTTGACATGTAGCACAAAGTTAATAATTTCCTGTTTATTACTTTACACTCCTCCCCCACATATTCGCATTATACAGGGAATAAGCCCATAATTTAATCTCCCAGTCTTTTTCTAGGAATTTCTCTCTCATGGCTGATTCAAAGCAGTCAGCCAGTAGGTTGTTGTCTATTTCTTGGTTCATAATCATTCGTCACTGTCTTTTAACATTAAATCTCCATTCATTAACAGAGGAAGCATTGAATCCCTAAGTTCCGCAAGAAGTCTGTTTTCTTCATTATTGAGATAGTAAAGATGCTGTTTGTACATATTCATAAAGAAAGGCATGATACTTGATAATATCTCTTTATCAGTATTTTCAATCACAAACACTTTACTATTAGATGATTGAATATACTTGTTCTCAATAATCTTCTCTTTTACTTCGTAATTCTTGAATGATGCAAGGCTTTCATTCATTGCCTTAACAATTTCATTAGATGCTTCACAGTCTCTTATAACTTCCGTAAGTCCTAGTTTTTCAGCCCATACTTTATTGACTGTAACCTTTATGACATTACGTTCACAGATAATACGGTTAATATCTGAAATGATAGCGTTAAAGTCACGGTGAACAGTTCCTTCAAATTCTATAGGAAGATATGGACCAATAATCAGATTATATCCATGTTGTTCTAATTCTTCCTGCGAAATTCTTTTAGAAAATGAGTCCTGCTCTTTTATTGTAAGCTCGCATATAGCGGCTATTTGTTCATCTGAAAAAGTGTTGAATTCTTTTTTGTAAATACGGTTATAATGTGAAGCATCACCTTCTCCACGTTGTTCTCTCACCTCGACTGATTTCATTTCCTCCGCATTAATCAGCATCACATCTTTACTTTTTTCCCTTTTATCGAGAACAAGGATACAAGTAGCAACAGAGGTAGACTCAAACATCTTTTCAGGCAAAGATATGGCAGCTTGGAGCCACCCTTTCTCTATTAGAAACTTTCTGCATTCCTTTTCTTCTTTACTCGTTAGCACATCCCTAGGGAGAATTAAGGCGCATCTGTCACTCCTTTGCAGACAGTGGGCGACAAAGGCAAAATTACAAGTGTACTTTTGCGGCAAATCCTTTAGGATTGTTTCTGAAACCGATACTCTTAGATTGAAAGGAGGATTAGATACCCCTACATCGGCTTTCATCAGTTCTGTTTCAGGAAACATCGGACGCTGAACGGATGCATATACAGTACCTTTAATGGTATTATATGAATGAATAATATTACCGGATAAGATATCCTTATTAATCACTGTTGCTTCAATATTGCGAATACAGAGATTGAATAAGAGAATAGGTATCACTCGTTCGTCAAGCTCTTCACAAACAAATTTCAAATCAGGATTGGTGCACCACTTTTGGATAGTTAGTGCACCGGAGCCGCAACAACAATCGTAGACCAGTTTTTCACTTGGCATATAACTGAGAAAAGAGACAAGTTTAGCAAGGGATACTGGCGTATAATCCTGTTTCTTCTCTTTCCTGTCTGCATGGTAGAATTGATATACTCTTTGTAACCAGTCTACCGTCAAATCAGGGCATAACTCCTTGTATTTCTCAAAATATAAGGTTGAATTTTGAGAGAACAAGGCAAACATAATCTTATCTGGAAGTGTATCAACACTGACACACCCGAAAAGATCACATATTCTTGATGTTAATTCTTTTAGTTCCATATCTTTTATTACTTTTCCATTTTTCTTTTAAGATTACTGTATTCAATCTCAATACACTTGCTTATCTTGTCAGCATCCTCATATCGTTCAGATTCTATCAGTATCCTTTTTATCTCTTCAAGCTGATTGATGTATACGATGTCGTTACGATCCGTTACGTGATGAATATATCTTTGAATACTATTCAGCTTGTCCTCCATACGTTTGTGCCATTTGCTTATCATGATTACAATGAAAGCAACAGTTGAAACATTGAGGATAAACAATGCGATTTTAATTATTAGTTCTACGGTTTCCATATATTACTACTGTATTTTTCTTATCATAATTACTCTTTAATCCGTTCTAGTACATCTCTGTTGGCTTCGAGTATATCATCGAAAGACGGAATAGGTAACCAGGCTTTTATTACGCCTTCATCGTAAAATAGATGAGGATAATCCCTAGTTGATACAAACTTATTCCATCTTTTAAAGAAATAAACTTTCTCAACGACATCACCGTCAGTAACAAAGTAATACCCATCCTCTTCCGGCAACCGCTCCTTAACGCTTATCCAAGGCGATTGCTTTGACTGCCATTGTGCACCTTGTCTGAATGCCTCTTTAACCAACCTCATTTCTAAGCTATTATCGTATTGGCATTCATAACAATCTTCTGCCGCTTCTTTTGCAGCTTCTTCTAATGTCTGTTTCATATCTTTATTGATTTGAATCACTTTTTTATTACAACTGCCATAGTGCTAACAGTCGTTCCACTTTCCTTGAATTCACCTGCTCCGATTTCAAAAACTTCTCCATGAACCTCTTCCAACCATTTCCGGAACTCAACACATTTCTTTTCAGATGCGAATTTCCAATGCTGGCTGGTAATAGCAGCAAGAGTTCCACCTTCTTCCAAGCGTTCATACATAAGCCTTACATGGTTAATATCCTGATTACCGGAAAACGGAGGATTAGCAATAATTTTAGTGTAATGTCCTACACTATCTTTCGTAAAATCTTCATCAAGCAATATTACGTTATCAAGTGCATGAAGAAACTCTCTGTTTTCCGGCATCAGTTCATAGCATTCAACTGTTACTGACGGGCACGACCTATGAATCGCTTTTATCAGAGCGCCACGTCCGGCACTCGGCTCTAATACTGTATCATCCTCATATATCCCTCCGGCAAGCATAACCAGCCAGTCGGCAACATCAGCAGGCGTTTCAAAGAATTGAAAATCTTTTTGTAAATCGCATCGCTTACCTTCTTTCAAGATGGAGAACACACGTTTTGGATTAAAAGGGAATGTAAATCCCTGTATCTTATCTCCCTGCCATGAGCCGCCAGCTTCTTCTATCCATTTCTTTGCTTCGGCATAGGATTTCTTATTGAATTGTACTTTCGGAAGTTTAAGAACACTATCCTCAAGAGTACAATGTTTCAATATCTCTTCCGCACTCCATTTCTTACCTTCATCAGCCTGCTTTTTCCTTTCATCAACCGGAACGTCCGGCGCTAACAGTGAGGATATTTTCGTAATGACCATATTACTCGCATCCATGAAAGTATTAACACAGGAAAGCGCTTCCATAAGAAATTCAGTATCAACATATCCGGCAGCGTCATAAACATCTATACCTTCAGTCATATTAGACAATTCATTGAGCTGAGCTACACTACCACGTAACGTTTTTATTAAAGTCTCTTTGTTGTTCATCATAACTTTTCTGTAAATAAATTCTTGTCGTATCTACACAACCATGACCGAGAAGGTCTGCTAATTGAATTACATCTTTGGTTTTCTTCAGGAACATTTTAGCAAAGAAGTGCCGGAAGGCGTGAGCGTGCATTTTTTTTGAATCGATACCGCAATGTTTACCCCATGCTTTCAGGTGCTGAGAAAAACCTCTTTGAGTCAACGGTCCGAATCTCCCGACAGCAAGAGTACCGGATTTGCCTGTCTCCTTTATATAGTCCTTCACCTCCCTCTGCAATTGCTTCTGGAAAAAGAAACGTCGATACTTGTTCCCTTTCCCTTTCAGAACAACTTCACCGGTCGCTATATCCTCCCACGTGAATTGCTGAAACTCCGAGAGCCGGGCCCCTGTAGTACCCAATACCTTAATGAAGAAATAGTAATCCTTGTTGAGTTTTGTTTTAAGATACTCCAGTAACCGATTATATTCATCTTCGGTAGGAACATTAGAAATATCTAACTTACGTTTCATTTTAGGCCTCTTCAATTCTATCGGCTTTTTCATCCATTTAGAGAACTTCTCAATGGCTGTAATACGTAATCGAATGGTGGCAGGAGAGAGCTTCGCCTCTTCAAGGCTTTTTATAAATCGCCTGCAATTCTCCATATTCAGTTCATTGGCGTATTCGAAGTATTGCTTAAGAGAGGTGTGATAGATATCAACTGTATGTGATGAATAATCATTGTTATCAGTCAACCATATTATGAAATCATGGAGCAGTTTCTTATTTTTCTCTGAAATAACCTCAAGTTTCTCCAAAGGTTTTACAGCCTTTTCCCGTCGGCCATATCCGATTTTAAGATAAGACAATAAATCACAAACAGCCGCACACATAAACGAATGGCGCACCATAGCATCCGCATTTTTATGTTTATATTTCAAATAACCGCGGCGATTGATTTCTTCGGCGCTCTCAAGAAAATCCGTTACATACTTGATATACTTGCCAATGGAATCATAGTTCTTTCCTGTTGTATACAGGTATGATATGTAATCTACCAATATTTGTTTTCGTTTATCATCCATTTCCATTTAATATCAAATCACACCAAGTATTATCATTCTCAAAGAACCACTCAAAACCACAAGCTTTGTGTTTGCCGGGTTTCTTATGGCAGATATAACTAATCAAGGACGGGCTGACCCCTGTTGCCTTGCCTGCATCTTGAATAGAAGGGAAGATACCACACAGTTGACCATTTTTTATAGCTACTACACTTTTCCGATTCATGCCAGCACCCGTCTTGTGCCATGCTCCACGTCCTTTTTCCAAATTCTTTAAGCATCTACGTTTACTCCATCTTGAATGGAATTTCAACTTCTTCCCCTTGTTATGAGGGGTGTGACCTTTCAGGAACCTGCCATTTACCAAATTTCTTGTAGGACGTTCTATGGGTATATATAATTCACTCATTTCTGATTTGTTTTAAATAAATACATAATCTCCGTTTTGGAATCCCCAAATAGTATGTAGTAAAATCCAATCATCTTGAAATTTACATCCATCCTTTTCGCATTCAACCACCAGCATATTTGCTTTATCAGCATAAATTAATGGGGTTACAATACCTGTAAATGCACCATTTCGTCCGGTGAATTTATTACCTTCCTTTAATCGCTTGATTATTTCCTCTTGATTCATATTTCATTGGAGTTAATGAATTTACGTCCTTCGGCAGTTGGACGATAAACAACATCACCGAATGGTCCGGCTGATTTTGTCAATAGACCGTTTTTTACCATTTCTTCTAAATCCCCGGAGGGTTTACTATAACCACCCCATCCTTTTTTGCAGATATTTCCTAAATGAATAAGCTGCATCTTACTTAACTTTATATCCATTTGATTCATATTTTTATTTGTTTTACTCTAATTGATTCTAACATACTTACCTGCGATATCACAGGTTCTTAATATCTCTGCATTCTCTTCACCGAAAGCGATTAGGATACTACCACAACCGGGAGAATCTCCGCGAGTACCATCTGGACGAAAGAAACGAATCCGGTTACGTAGAAACTTCATCGCTGTTGCCTTCTCGAATATTACACCTTGAAACATCTTTGAATCGCAACGGTTGAAAAGTAATGCAATTCCGTTTCCATGCTCTGCCAAACGCTTAACAAACTGTTCTATAAGCGGACGGGAATAAGGAGGATTTAGCCAAACCCGGCCTATCCATTTTTTAGTTAAGCCATCCTGATTCTTGTTGTACATGATTTCTGCTGTTTGCCAAAGTGGGTTAACCGGAGCACATGGATCTAAATCGAACTTTCCCAATGCGTCTATAATTTCCTTTGGCGTGTACCATTCGTCAGTGGTATTAGCTGACTTTTCAAAGGTTGTATTCATTTCATTTATTGTTTTACGCTAATTGTTTATCGAAAATCTTAATACATTCAAATAAATATTTTGCCACTGTTGGATTTACCGCATTGCCGATACTTCCAACTCTGTGTGACCAATCGGGAAACCCATCATCATTTCTAACAGTGCTATGCGCTGGGATTTCAAGAATCCTTTTTGCGCAAGTATATCCGACATTCGTATCTGATGTCCACTGTTTAAATATCGAGTTAATGCTTCCACATTTGCAAACGTCGCCTTGTAATCCGATTTTGTTGGAGTAGGCAATAAGATAAAGTCTTTCCCTTTTGTGTGGGTATCCAAAAGCGTAGTTTGATATACATTGCCATTCCGCATTATACCCGATTTTGGAAAGGTCGCATAGGACTTGTTCGAGACCGGAAATAGTGAGAGCTGGCGAATTTTCAATGATGACGTATTTAGGTCTAACTTCCCATATAATTCGGTACATCTCACTCCACAACCCGGAGCGCTTTCCCTTAATACCTTCACGTTTTCCGGCAACACTGATGTCTTGACACGGAAATCCTCCACTAATGATGTCCACATATCGGAGTCCGGTTGTTTTTGTAATATCTGTGAATCTTTCTGCATGAGGAAATTTGTTTTTTAATATTTCACCTTGAAATTTTTCTATCTCACAATTCCACAAAGTGTCAATTCCTGCCATTTCGGCACCTAATTCAAAACCGCCAATACCACTAAACAGGGAGCCGTGAGTCAATTTACTTTGCTTCATTTCTGTTCTGTTTTAATTAATTGTATACATCCATCAGGCAGTCCGCTATCGCATACACTACCATGTAAAATAAGATGTTCACTCCGAGGAGAAGGAGGATGTTTAGGAGTATTCTCATGACTAATCCGGCTTCTTATTACTTTCGAAAATATGAGAGAACGTACTTCTTTCATCAGCCAGTTCCAACCCAAGCTGTGAAGGGAATCGCTTGATGTAATTATAAAACTCGAACATCTTCTTATCATCGTCTCCGCACCGGTCTACCAACAACCTGATAAACGCAAGAAGGCAATCGGAGTCGTTTCCAAAGTTCTCCTGTGTGGAGAACTGGGTTTTGTCAACGTCCTGTTTCAATTTACGAATAGAAGCTATAGCTGTGTTGAAATTGCGTTTCGCATCGTGGCGCAACTCATAGCCTTGCTTCCCCATTTCACTTCTCAAATCATAGAGAAGGGTTTCTACAACATCTGTCAACACATAGGTTAAGTTGAGGGTAGTATTAAGATTTGTTGTTCCTACTAACATGGTTTTACTTGTTTCTTATTTGAATGAATCCTCGTTTTTCAGTCTCTCTAAGGAGTTCCATATCTTCTTCCTTGATATCACAGGGAGTCTCCCTGTTGATGCTCATGTAGGATGATATGCCGAACTTCTTTCGTATTTTTTCTATGGCTTCCCGATCTTTGGTAACCCAGCATATTGTAACATTCATTTTCTCAGACTGTCTCCTTTGAATTTTACCCGTGTAGTAATCGCCACCAATCTATCCATTGTCCGTTCCCCGTACTTTTGGGATATTTCATCAAGTGATAGATTAGTGGTCAATATCAAGAGCTTTCCTCGCTTTTCCGCTTCATCAACAATTTCACAGAAGGCAAGTCTTTTTTCTCCGAATTTCACGCTAAGATTCTCTGTGCCGACATCATCAATATAGATGATATGCTTTGCCTTCACAGCGTCTATATCAGCATTCATCTGTTGTGCATCATAACATGCTACAATCTTCCGGCAATAGTGATTGAGAAGCAAAGGGATAATCTTCCAGCATATAAGTGATTTCCCTCGTCCACAATTGCCATGGCATAAAAGTCCACGCCCGTTATTCCCAGAAAGCCATGTGGCTATTTCATCGTATTCCGGTAGCCATTCGGCATTTCCCGTGAAATAGTTCAACCCTTGCCAAAGGATATTCTTTGCATCTGGTATCGCTATGTTCACAAGATTGGGAACAGGGTTAAATCCAGTCTTCCTAAGATTGTCGATTGTTTTTTTAAAGTCTATTTGTTCCATCTTTCCTCCCATTTTCTTTCCTGTGGCGAATCGTATTTGTCAGGAGAGTTATCTTTGAGAACCACACCAATATCAGTAGTTGGCTTGGCCGGTATTTTTTCCCGATTTGCCCATGTTGCTAACCTTTTAGGAAGTTCCCAGGTCTTTTCAAGTTCATAGCGCATTTTAGTTTCTGATTTGTTCAGTTCAGACCAATAATCAAAGAAGGAGCGAATCATTTCCTTTTGATACTTACCGACAAAAGGTACAAGAGATTGATAAAAAGATTCTTTTCGAGAGAGAGTAGCGGCTTTAGCCGCGTTTTTCTTATCTCCGTAAGGAGATTCTTTAGTATTATCTTCTTCATCTTTCTTCTTATTATCGCCCTTAGCTTGCCCCATTTTTTCAACAACTGCCCTTAACTCCGCCTTTAACTCGCCCAAAGCATTATTTAACTCTCTGATTTCTTTATTGTTATCTATGTCCTTGTCTATGCCCTTGGGTATGCCCTTGTAGGGGTTGTATTCATCATACTTGCATAAAGTTATCACAGTCATGCCTTGTTTGTTACAAGTCGTTATCATGCCTCTCTTTTTCAGTTTGGCAAGAAAATAGCGCACTTTCTTTTCAGACCATTGCCAACGCTTCATCAAAAAAGATATAGATGCTGGATATTGACCTCTTGAATAAGAGATTTCCCGACCTCCGATGAGTTCGCTGTACGCCTTGTCGGTTGCCTCAAATCGTGCTGACTGAATCAAGTCAAGCCACGCTTCGCACTCCGAAAACTCACGGGCTACCTTCCACATTTCATTCGAGAAAAACCTGCGGCTTAGCCTCAAAAATCCTTCGTCCATAGTTAGAATCTCACGTTTGTTAATTGTCTTCCTTTAGAGAATACAGCCCATTTTCCATTACCGCTATCAAATAATCGTAAATCAGAGACCTCGCCAAAACGTTTGATATTACCGCATAAATCCACAATCCAGCCGTATTTTTTGGAAGGGTGGGGGCGGATAGCCCGACCGACTATCTGATACCACATGGCAAGTGACATCGTAGGACGTGCCATAACAACGGTGTCAAGTTCCGGATAGTCAAAGCCAGTCGTAAGTACACCCACATTGGCTACTACCGAAATCTCACCAGCTTTGAACGCCTCAAGAATATGTTCACGTTCTTTCTTAGGAGTATCACCTGAAACGATAGCGCAACCGGGTATAGACCAGGTTAACCGTTCGGCTTCTTTCAAGAACCGGGTAAACACTAAAATACCTTTCCGCTTTCCTCCGGCTTTGGGATTCATCAGCCTTTGGACGATATGAACGAGATAACCGTAGAAGTCTATCCGTTCATATTCTCTTTGAACTGACCTATCTGTATAGTCGGCACCAGTGGTATTTACCTTCAAATTGAGTTCGTTCCATCCAATAGGATTCATAGGATAATAATTTAGTTTTGCCAAATACCCCAAATCTAATAGGGTTGATACCTGTACATGGTAAATGACCTCTGAAAAAACATGAGGCTTTGTCCGGGTGATGAATTTCAGCATAGAGCCGAAATCACGGCTAGAGCTTAAACGGTATGGTGTTGCAGTCAAGCCAAGAACCTTGCACTTTACCGCATCAAAGAAATCCTTATACATTCCCTCTTTGGGGTTAACAAGGTGGCATTCGTCCACGATGATGTTCTTGAAGTGGGTGAACAGTTCAGGATGATTCTTCACACTGCCGATGGTGGCGAATGTTATCCGGCTTATTTCTTTTGAGTTGAAAGAAGCTGAATAGATACTGCAATCAAGAATACCGTATGAACAGAGTTTCTTGAAATTCTGTTCGAGTATTTCCTTCGAGGGCTGGAACACCAAGGTATGACCGTCAAGCCTTGCGGCTATATCCGCTATGATAAGCGATTTGCCGCTTCCTGTGGGCAAGACCATGATAGCATTTGTTTTCTTCGCCTTATTGCTGAAGAAAGAAACGGCAGCATCAGAGGCTTTCTGCTGGTAATCTCTTAATTTGAATTGCATATCGGTATAATTTCAAATTCAATTCTTGGATTCACTTTATCTATGAACTTCTCTGCTACTATCTTTACGCAGTTACGGTCGTTCTTGATAGCTTTGCATCCTTGCAAACAGTCGAGGACCGTTTTAAAACAGTTGTCAAGGTCCGGACGTTGATTCTCGTAAAACACGTTCAAATGAAGTTCAAACAGACCGCTTATCATCTGTCCTCTATACTGGTTGCATTGCAGATAGAAAGACTTTTCATATTCCTTTAATGCCGGTTGTTTGGCAAGGCTGCCATGCCCACTTAGAGTTATAACTTTATAACAATTGGATTTACTTGGGACTTTCCCGTGAATAATTTGTTTCATAAGCCAAAATATCTATTAGCCGCCTGTTCATCATGTAAGCGGACTATATTTACTAATTCAGTACACCTTCTGCGAAACTCTCGGCTTCCATCATATAGGTCGTGATGATTTCTACACATTGGAACTACATTCCATTCTTCAATATAGTATTCAGGATAAAGAGAACGAGGCAACAAATGTGCCGGGTCAACAGCCGGACGACCGCACAAACAACAATGAGGAGATAGGTTTCTCTTTATCTTATCCATTTCTCTATTTAGTTTTGCTTGTTTACTACTTACTCTCTTCATATTTACCTAATTAAAAGCCCCGAAGCGTATTCTCCGGGGCACAACCATTATTTACTAACCCTTGCCATTTATGTGTGGCTCACATTTATGAGGTGGTAGCAGGACTTGCACCTGCATGATAGGAGTTTTTCTTGGACTTTCACCAAGTAGTTTATTCATTGACATTGCGGTCTATTCGGCATTACCCGTTATTAACTCAGTGGTTTGAATTTCTTTTTACGGCTAACCGTAACACATTGACTTACCAACCTATCTATAAGAGCTTCACTTTAGCGTCTCTCGTTGTTCCGCCATACCACCATTTTCGCCCGCCCCATCTTCACAGACCGGACAGGCAGGTTAACAAAGTTATACTTCGATGATTACGATGTCCGGTGCAATCTGTCTGATGGCATCCAACTGTACATCAATGACTTTATTCTTGTATTCCTCAATGGCTTCATTTGCGCCAGCCGACACAAGAGAAAGAGAAACATCTCGACCGTCTACATCAGCGTAAATCTCGACTTCTATCTCTTCATTGTCAAAGCCTTTGAAAAGAGGGATATTCAGTTTGAACGATTTCGGCAAATTAGAATCAACCACCTGCGAGTAGTTGTCAACTTTGCTGCCATTTTCCTCCTTACTGCGTTCGATGTCTTGGTTTACTTTTGCCTTGAAGTTCTTTAAAGTAGAAACAAGCATCATATTTTGCGATTTATCGGTAAAGAAAGCACGGTGCATTTTGATGAACTTAGACAGCTTAATAGGTTCCCATTTCTTATCCGTGTTAATGCCAAACTCCATCATTTCCTTGGAAGCCTGTAAAATACCGTTGATTTCAGTCTGATAGTAGTTGGTTTCATCAATAGTTAATGCTAACCCCATCTTATCACGGTTCACAATGAGATTGGTCGATTTTTGATTAATCAGTTCGACACGCTTTTCCAACCATCTGAAAGGTGCATCTATCGTTCCATTGATAACTACTCTTTCCGGCTCTTTCGGGTCAAGTGCTACGGGGGCTTCTCCCTCTCTCAATACTACTTCAATTGGTGCACCGTTATAATCTTTCGGTACAATTACGTTTAATTTGTTCTCGCTCATGATTCTGTTCCTGTTTTACGATTAATATTAAAAATAGTTCTTTGCATTTCCTGCGGCATTATAGGACGGGAATAAACCAGCTCACCAAGTTTGTTGTAATACCCAGCCATCTTTTCTTCATGATAGAGAATTTTCACACACTCTTCATTTTCAACATATTCAGAGCCTTTCTTTATATTTTCAAGAAGTTCCTGTTTCCTTTCATTCAAAGGCTTTAGCTCTGCCTTAAATGCTTCCATTGCTTCTTTTTTCTCTATCTCAATATCATTAATTTGAATTGAGGTTTCAGCAAGAGATTCTTTCTTTTGAGCCAACTCATCCGGTGTAAAGCGATGAGTATAGCCAATCTCTTCCACTGCATCGGCATTGTCCTGTAAGAACTGCCATCTATCCTTTTCGGGGATTTCTTGACCTAAAAATTTGTCCATAAAATAAAATGATTAAATAAATTCTTTGTTACGTTCAATTTCTTGCTGGGCATATACCAACATTTGATGTTCATTAGCAGCCGGTAGATAAATATCTGCCTGTGCCGTGCTCCAATTACGAAAACGCTCAATAGATAAAGTCATTTCCCCTGTTGTCAGTTCTGCCGAACTGCGTAAATAAGTTACTTCTTCACCTTTCTTGTTGATCGTTTTGCGTTCAAACAAATCACGGTTGCAAGTTCTCTTATAGAAGTCAATTTTTGCTTCGTCAAGGCTACAACCGTACTCACTACCGAAATACCCTAAAAGAAGATGCAAGTAGCTGTTTTGGGCAAGCGTGCGGTTAGGTAGTTTCTTTTTCACTTCCACCACCGCACGTTCACTAAACAGCTTGTTTACATACTCCTTGAACTTGGGTATTTGATATTCATTCTTCAAATCGAAAATCATACGCTAAAAAGGTAAGTCGTCCTTTGCATTACCATTTGCATCAACCGGAGGCGGAAAATCCTGCGGTTGATGATAAGTCGGCTGTGGTTGTTGTATTGGTGCAGTTTGTGGGGACTGGGATACACCGCCACGCCCTTCTATTTTGTAGCACCGGATAGATGCCATACGTTTGAGCTCTCCGTCTTGATTCGTCCAAGAACGCCCTTGTAATGCGAATGACACAGTCACCACATCATCATTTTTATAGCGGTCAAGTTCTGCACATTTATCACCTGAAAACTCTAAGGGAATAATGTTTTCATACTCGCTACGCTCTCCCGTATAAGAGTCGTAAGTGGTAGCATCTAAAATAAATTCCCGTTTAGTAAATGGGGAACCACCACTTTTAGATGGAATTTGAACGGTTTGTCCGATTTCGATTATCCGTCCGGTTATTTGGTTTGCCATAGTCAATCTATTTTTTCTTTTATTAAATATTTAATTAAATCCCTGTATTCTGCCCATTCAAGAAATGAACGAAGCAAATTCCTATTATCTCGTTCCATCCCATCATACCGGTAGCAGGTTATCGCAGGAGAATATTTTTCAAGCGGTAACCCTCTTACATCATATCCATGCTTGTCTATTTTATAGCCATCGAACACAAATAGGTCGAAATGGAATATATCCGCTTTAAAAATCTCAAGATAAAGCCGCCATTGGCAAGAATTGATATAGTCAGTATCAGACGGGTAAGAATACTTAGTCTTTATATCCCGTATCTCTATACCGTCTATCATATCAGCGCATCCGGTTATGACAGCATCTCCAAAATCTTTGTAAATGCGTATTTCATGAAAAGCATCGGGGTGTTCGTTGCGGTAATCCATTGCGACCTTACACTGATTTACATCCAAAATAACATCGAACCCATCAATATTGAATTTGCGTCCACAAGGAACTGGTTCTTTCTGTTCTTTTCCGTAGTAAAGGAAGGTACGTTCACCGGCAGAAACTTTATCACACACAGGCTTCCCCGTTTCCACAATGGAGTGGAAAGCGGTGCCTATGCGAGTGTATTCATTTCCGGCAAATACACCTGTTATGCTTTCTATTACAGATTGCTCGGTAATTTCATAATTGGCATATTCGCTCTGTTCAATGTACTTTCTGTATGCTTCGAGTTGTGTAACTCTTATAAGAGGCTTAAGCGGCTGCATCTTTTACGAATTTCTTGTTTTCGTACTTATACCCCTTGGATGCAAGGTTAGACTTCATTTCAGAGAAAAACGGATACTGAAGTACTTGTGGTAATTCTTTCATTGCTTCGATAAGGGCAGCTATATCTTCATCTGTCATAGCAGCTGCAAGTTGTTCTCTCAAAGAGGAAAGCATCTCATTTGCTTTTTTCTGTTCCTCTGATTTATTTTGTATTGCCTGCTTTACTGTAGAAATCACATTTGCCATAAATGTAGAAAAATCAGCACTAGATGATTCAGGTATTTCCATCATCTTTAATTGTGCTACATTTTTCCCAATAAAAGTATCAGTTGGCTCAAATGAAATAGTGCGCTTACCGTTTACTTTAGATATATATCCAACCTGATCAGCAATTCGGAGAAGCAAATCTTTACTCTGTCCTGTGCAATCCGGTGAATGCTTTATAATGTCACCCTCCGCTACCTCTTTATCATGGCAAATAAAAATAATGTCAGAACCATTAGAACGAAGTTGATTAACAAACGACTTAAAGTCTTCTGCTATTTGCCCAAATCTTTTTAAAGTATTGGTTGCTAACTTGTAGTTGTTTTTTACAGCAAAATTCATCAGATAATCATCCAAGCACGCTTTAGCAGTATCGCAAATGATAGTACTATAAGACTTCATTGTTTCATATTCCGCCGTTATGTCTTCCCATTTGTTGGCGATAAGGGTATCACATCGTTGTACAGCTCTATCATATCCTCTATCTGTATCTATTAAAAGAGGATTATATGCAGTTGTAGCAACAGAAGTTTTTCCTGTTCCCGGTGTGCCATATAGCACGATAATCACTGGACGTTCAGGAGTTACGTCATTTTTTTTAATAATTGGCATATCTTATATTATTTAAAGTGGTTTAAATTGCTCCCGGAGTGCCGATCAAGACAAACCGGGAATAGATTACTCACACGGAATAACTTCACCATTGATTAACTTATAGTAAGTGTCAGGTTTTATAATTTCACCATCAACCCTTACAGCTTTAACTTCTTTAATCGGATACATATTGCCATCCCATTCCCCTCTTTCTGTAAGAACTATCCAACAACCAATGCTGCCTTTAGCCTTACTATCTTTCCCTGTTACTATGGCTATTGATTCTTTTCCGGTTACTTCTGCTGCTGATTGGTCTCCGGTGTTC